CAGCTTGCATAAAAATACCTTTAATATACTGTTCTTTACCTTTACCTTCAGTAATATACTCAACATTGTTGGTATGTTCAGTTATTAATTTCATGCTTTATCCCCTCTTTTCTTTAATCGTTCAGCTTCTGCACCACGAACTTTTGGTAATATTTTTTTAGCAATTCTTTTAATTACAGTTTTCTTTTTGTCTAATCTTTTTTCTAATCTTTCTCTGCCTGATATAGATAACTCAGATTTCTTCCTATCTTTTAAAATCCTTTTTGTAATTATATCTCTTGCTTTCTTCAATGCTCTTGATTTTAATTTCTCAGGAGTTGCTCTACGTTTCAAAGCAATCTTACGTTTCCGAGCAATTTGTTTTCCTTTTGATTTCATCATTCTTGACTTCTTCATACGAGTTGATTTACTCATCACTTCATCAAGAATATTATCAATCATGTCATCAATCTGTTTCATTATCTCCTTTCCACTCAGCATCTATTTCATCATAGAATTTTTTCTTATCAGCACCCTTTAATTGTGAAGGACTTGTTACTCCATACTTTTTTAATTTAGCATCAAAGAATTTTTTATAAGCTGCCTTGTCACCTGTTCCACCATCTTTACCTTCATCCTTTGGTGTGTCTTGTGATGCTAACCATTCTTTGTGTGTCATGTCAGAATGAATTTTATCACAATCATGGTTCTCTGATCTTCGACCATCACCACCATGACATTTTCTTCGTGAACCATCTTTTGTAATATACTCTTTTATTTTTTGAATGATGCTTTCTGTTTTTGTTTGGCTACTTCGTTTTTCTGTTTCTTTATCACGGTCTGCTTGTCGCTTCACTTGTTCTTTATCTTGTTCCGCTTTTCTAACGGCAACTTCTTTTTCTCTATTAGCACGCTTTAAAGAATTTTCTTTATCTCTATTAGCTTTCTTTACAGCAGTTAAATCTTCTGCTAAATAACTTTTAAAAGTTTTCATTTATCTGCCTCTGTGGGTGTTGGTGCAGTCTCTGGCTCTGGTGCGTTAGTTGGTAATTCATAGTTGAAAGATGTTTTAAAATCTTCAATTGCTTTAAAAGATTTGTCTTTCAAAATTTTGGTAATACCATCTCTAGCTTTATTTAATTTTTTATTAATAATATCTTTTAATACAGAACTTTTAATATCAGACATTGTTAATCCTTTCTTTCATTACATTTTTAATAGATTCAATTAATAAATTGTCTGTAATAGTACCTTCTTTAATCAACTCTTTAATTTGTTTTTCACCATCTTCAACGATATTGATTTCTTTTAATAGTGTATCTTTTATTCTATTTTCTTTATAGTTTTCAAGAAAACTTTTAGTCTTTACTTTAAGAATAGATTTCATGGTAGTTTGTGATTTAGAATTCTTCATCTTCATCTCCCATATCATCCTCTTCCTCTTCTGGTTTTTCTGCAGCTATTTGTTTATCAATTTTTCTAATCTGCTCATCACTTTGTTGTAATATATTCTTACGCAGATACTCTGATGAAATGTATTTACCAACATACTCCTCAGCCATTGAAACTAACTCAAAACGATCCCTCATTATCTCAGAGTTCTTTAACTCCATGAAGTGTGAATCTTTTGCCCAGACATATTCAATGCGATCTCTAATAGTCGCCCAATCTTCTTCTTTAATAATACCTTTAAGAATCAATTGAACTCTTAGTAAATCACAAAAAAGATAAGAAAATTTATGTCGTAATCGTGAAACAAACTTTCCAAACTTTACTTCATCTCTTGTAATCTCAGAAGCTCTTCCAAGATTAAACGATGTTGAATCAGTACCCTCAATTCTTGAGATTGGAACATTCAACGACTTATACAACTTCTTTCTAAAATATTCTATGTCATCTGTTTCACCAAGATTCTGTCCACCCGGTAATGTACTGATTTCAGTACCACGACCACCTTCTCGTCTTGGCAACCAGAAATCTTCCAACATAGAAAGATGTTTTCGTTGATCTTCTACTTCTCCCGATGAAGCATTATAAATCATTTTCTGTTTATACCGATTCATTACTTGTTGTAAGTACTGCTCGGCTTTCAACTTCGGAAGATTACCAACATCAATATAAAATATTCTTCGTTCAGGAGCTCTTGCTAACCTATAGATTACTAGAGCATCCTCAATCATTCGTAATTGATTAAATGGTTTAATTGATTTATACAAATAACCAATAACAATTTGTTTTGCTGTATCAATTAATCCTGAGTGAACATATGAAATTGCATCGGGAGCAACACGAATAGCCTCTTGTCCCGGCATACCCTGATGAAATGTACTAGTTGTCATTGAGTCCGGAGTATAAACATAATACTCAAGAATATTCTTAATAATTTCTACACCACCCGGACCAGTTTTTTCTTTTTCAACTTCACGGACTTTACTGATATTTAATGGGTCGATTGGAATCAATTCTTTAATTCCATCTTTAGGTCTACTCTTATCAACAACTATATGGTGATACAATCTTGCATCTATGTACCACTTTCTAAACAAGTCTGTACCGTTATGATTAAAATCTAACAAGTCCAGAATTGTAGAGAACTCTGAGTGTATTTTATCTTTAATACTATCAGTATAATTTAACTGATTTAAATCAAGTGCTACTACTGGTTTTCCTTCTTCGTGAATTACTGCGTCATTTATTACATCTTCAACAGCTCCATCCACTTCTTGAGAAAAACTCATCTCACGATATTTTTGAACTAAAACCTTTTCATCTTTTGCATCAACATCTTGATTAAGATAATGACCCATGATACCACCACCATCAACAACGGTAGTTGCACCATCAGTATTTTCTGGTGTTACAAAAGTTTTTTGTTTTTTTTCTTTTTTAGATTTTATTTCAAAACCAAATAATTCAATAGCCATAAAAAGTTTCCTTGTTTTTTTTCATAATATCAAGAGGAGTGGGTTAACCCCCACTCCTCTTGTTTATTCAGTTTTTATCAAAGTGTAATCGTAACACCAGCATCGTCAATACCATTCTCACTTCCTGAAATATGCCATTTAACAGAATCTTCACCACTCACGCCATCATTTATACCAACATTTTTAGTTACCCAATAATTTACTGCGAAAGTTACTGTATATTCTTCGACAGCATCATTGGAATCCCACGCAAGATCAATCGCTGCAACTTCAGTAGGCAAAATTTGCATAAAATAAGATGAGACAGCTTTCCCGTTTCGACCAATTTGTGTAACAGTTCCTGTACCATAAGGATCATTAAATCCTTTTGAATGTTGATTGACACCATGATTTTGAATCAAATGCATCCAACCTTCAAAAGTATGACGGATACTCATATTTACATCATTATATACTGTTGCTGTCCAATCAGCATATGTGCGATCACCTGGAACTTTCAATTGTCGGCCCCGATAATTTACATCAATTGCAGGAACCGATGATGCAGGCATAGATGTTGCTTTACAATGAAAACTAAAATCTTGGCCTAGGCTAACACCCTTCGGTGGGACAATATTACACACAAACAGATTGGGTCGCACCCCACCACTAAATCTACTGCTAAATTTTGAAATTGTTGACATTTTATTACTCCTTTAAGTTATAGTCTTTTTCAAGTATTTATAAGATTAACCACCGATTTCTGAGAAAGAAACATCAGAACGAGCGGCAATAAAGTTCAATTGAATGTAATTGATAGACCTTGCAGGTTTAATAAAAATATCTCCTACAAACTGATTCGTATCAATAATTTGTCCAGTATTGTTTGAACCATCACATACTACCTTAAAGTCAGTAATACCACGGCGACCCTGTACTTCTCGCAAGAAAGGAGCAACCATATTTACGAACTGAGCTCGTGTAAATTCATCGTTGAACTCAAACAACATAGCTTTAGCGGCAACAGCTATTGCTTTCTCCAAAACAATAAACAATCTTCGTACATTGATTCTATCAAACGCACTTGGAACTACTTGCATTGTCTTGTCACCCCAAAGAACTACACCAGCACCTGTCTGTGTAATAATAGGATTAATACTTAATGGATACATTGTGTCACGATTTGCTTTAGTTGCTTCCCAAGAAAGTTTAACAATGTTCTTGATAGTACCACGATTCAACCCAGCAGGTGACCACCAACTGTCATGAGAATAATCAGTTCTAGCACAAAGACCAGCAATATCACCATTCATCGGAACATACATAAATGTATCTCGATATCGGTCATACTGATATTTCCAAGCACTATCCATAACTGCATAATTGGAAGAACCAAGAGCAGTATTGTCTGTAGTAAGTGCAGTTATTTCAGATCCTGAGTTATTAACAACAGAAGTTGATGCAGGTGAAACAAATGCCATACAATCTTTTCGTGTTACAGCTATGTTATCTATAATCCATTTACCTGTTGTTGTAGAAGAAGCACCACCCAACAACAAAGTAATATCAACAACTTCTGGTGTTTGATACAATGTAAAACCAGCTTGTAACAATGAATCAGTCATTGTGTTATCATCAACACCAAGTGTCATTGCACCACCCGGTACTGATTCAGAAGCAGTTGAACTATTAAAAGTTAAAAA